AACATTAACAGGAAATAATGGCGTTGTTAAGATTGATAACGCGAGCGGAACACCTACAGCAGTAGCCGCAGTTCGTAATTTTTCAGTAGAGATCACAGCTGATACTATTGAAACTACGGCAATGGGACAAGAGACACGCAGTTATGTCAAGGGACTAAGCTCATTTAGTGGGTCAGCAGATATCTATTTTGATCCTGCTAACCTAACAGGTGGCGCTAATGTAATCGCTGCTCTAATCCCTACAGGTGGAGCAGTTGGTGATGCACCACTTACCGTTGAATTATATACCAACAACACAGCTGGTAAATTTAGTGGCGAAGTAATTGTTACTGGTTATACAGTTAACAGTTCAATGGACGGCATGGTAGAGGCTTCAATCTCTTTCCAAGGTTCAGGCGCCGCAACATTCACAGCCTAAGGAGAATAGAACATGGCAACATTATCAGGTAATGATGGATCAGTGGTAGTTGGATCTACCACTGTGGCAGCAGTTCGTAACTTTTCAGTAGAAATGACTGCTGATACTATTGAAACCACAGTTATGGGACAAGAGACACGCAGTTATGTCAAAGGACTAAGTTCATTCAGTGGATCAGCAGATATCTACTTTGATCCTAGTGAATTTGACGGTGCTGAATCAACATTCAATCCCACAACTGGCGCAGTAGGTGATGCACCTATCGCTGTGAAATTTTATGTAAAACAAGATGCTACCAATGACCAAGTGTTTACAGGTAATGTAATTGTAACTGGTTACACTGTCAACAGTTCAATGGATGGTATGGTTGAGGCCAGTATCAGCTTCCAAGGCAGTGCTGGAGCAACATTCTCAGCATCAGGTAATGTCTAATGCAAATATCAGTAACCTTTGATCGTAGAAGTCTTGAAAAGGATCTAGGCAAGTTTGTAGCCAAACTAGCCCAAGATACCTTTGACTCTGCTCGTAAGGTTACTCCTATTCGCACAGGCAATGCTCGCAGTAAATGGACAAAATCTGTGGGCAGAGATAATTTCGTTGTCCAAAACAAGGTTCCTTATATTGAAAGACTAGAGGCTGGAGCGAGCCGTCAGGCGCCTACAGGCATCATAGGACCAACTCTAACACAAATAAAAGGAAAATACAAATGAGTAAGATTTTAGAAAAAGCAACAGCACATTTCCGTAATCAGATTTCAGGAGAAATGAAATCAATCACAGTGCCAGAATGGGAAAGTAAAATTTGGTTTAAGACAGTGACTAATCTCAAAGAAGAAGGTAAGATTCTTGAATTGAGTCAACAGGGAAAAACTGTTGAAGCATTAGTTGAAAGTCTAATTGTTCGTGCTCGTCATGAAGATGGATCAAAGATGTTTACTATGCCTGATCGCGTGACCTTGATGAATGAAGTAGATCCTAGGACTTTAATTCGTATTGTCAGTGAAATGAATGGCGTAGATGACGCAGTTGATCTTAGTCAGGACGCAGTAGAAAAAAACTAAAAGGAGATCCAGATCTCCTATTTGCCTATAGGTTAGCCAAAGATCTGGGTCGTACCGTTAGTGAAATACTAGAAATGTCAGTGGCAGAGTTTGCAGGATGGGCAGCTTTTTATAAAATAGAAGCAGAAGAAACAAAAAAGGCTATGGATAAGGCCAAAAGGAGCAAATAGTGGCAGCAGATGCACAAATTAAGATAACCGCTGATACCAGTCAAGCAGAGCGGGCTCTAGGTAGTTTAAACAATAGCCTCAAAGCTCTTGCTGGTGTTGTTATAGGCACGGGTCTATTCCGCTTTGTTGACGATCTGCAAAACATGCAGAATAAACTACGAATTGCTGCTCGCAGTAATGATGAGTTTAACAAAAGCATGTCTTTTGTCAAGGCCATTGCGGACTCAACTGGTCAAAGTCTTACTGCTATTGGTGACCTTTATTCAAGGGTTGCTAGTAACGCAGACAAGTTAGGTTATAATACTGATCAAGTAGCCACTGTTACCAATGCATTTGCTACTGCTCTAAAGGCTTCAGCTGCCAGTGCTCAAGGTAGTAGTGCGGCACTGTACCAATTTGGTCAAATTCTAAACAAGGGCAAGGTCAATGGTGATGAATTTACCACCATGACTGAAAACCTAAGCGGACCTGTCATGGGTCTCTTGGCCAAGAACATGGGCTTGACCACTGCGGAATTAATCAAGTACAAAGAAAAAGGTCTAATATCAGCCAAAGACTTTACAGATGCTCTAATCCGTAGTACTGATGAATTGAATAGTATGCAGGGCAGGACTTTGCCAACACTAGGACAAAGTCTACAGCGTATTACCAATGCCATGGGTGATTTTGTGGTCAAAGTTGATCGCGCTACTGGTATTACTGATATGTTGGCTCGTGGTATGACATGGCTCAGCAAGAATGTTGATACAGTACTACCTCTAATTGCTGCCTTTGTAGGTGCGTTTGCTGCCACAAGATTATTGGCAGCAGTGGCCGCACTGTATGAAATGGTCAAGGTCATTCGTGCTGTTGGTATTGCTGCCGCTGTTGCTGGTGCATTGGCATCAGGTGGTGTTACTGCTCTAACAGCCTTGGCAGGTGCCGCCGCAGCCTATGGTGCTAGTAAATTATTATTTGACAAGGTAGATGAAAGCATTCAGCAGATGAATGTGGATCTAAAAGAATCAGGTGTTGCAGCCAAACAAGGGCTTGGCGAAACTAATACACAATTATCAGGCATTGGTGAAAAACTCAAAACAATCTTAGATGATCTAGATCAACAGATTAGTCTTGGAGCAATGAGTGAAAGACAGTACAAAATTGAAAATGAAATACTAGGTCGTAATAAGGATCTACAGTACAGTCTAACTGAAAGCCAAAAAACTGAATTAAGAACTAGATTACAGAAATTAGAAATACTCAAAGCAGAGCGTGAATTTTTAACAATAATTGATGATCTTTACAATGGCGTGGCTGTTAGTTTACAACAAAATACTATTCAAAGTAGAGTTCAAGCTGAATACGAAAGACAAAAAACTCAATATGGTAAAGAATTTGCTGACAGTAAGAGAGAAGAATTAAAAATTGCTATTACTCAGAATGTTAAAGCTGAGCAATATGGACGAATTGTTAGAGAAACTACTGCTAGTTATAATGCCATAGTAGATTATCAAAATAATATTAACAATCTAAGTGTTAATGAATTAGAACTTAGACAACAAATTCTAAGAATTGAACAAGAAACAGGTATTACTGTAGCCAGCGGATTTAAAGATTTGATGGCAAGAACTCAGTCTTACAAACAACAATTAGAATATGTCAAACAAATTAAATCAGCAACTGAAGCGTTAAATGTACCATTAATAGGTAAAGGCGCTGGTGCCGCAGCCGCAGGGCAATTAGGCGGATTGGATCCAGTTAAGGCCGCAGCCACTGCCAATGAAACATTGTTCAATGGTTTAAAATATTTGCGCGATCAAGATTTAATTAGTGAACAGCAATATAATACTGCTCGTGTGTCAGCAACTATACAAGCCCAGCAGGCCATGTATGACGCTACTAAGAAGCGTTTTGAAAATGAAAAACTTTTACAGATACAACAGCGCACTGGCACACAGTTTGGTTTTGAAACACAAAAGCAAATGGCTCAACAGGCTGCTGATTTTGAAAAGAAGAGTTCACAAGAAAAATATGCATTTGCTTTAGACCAAGCGGCACAGATGTATTCAAGCCTAGGCACTTACAATCGTCAGGCATTTGAGGCGGCCAAAGCATTTAACATTGCCAATGCTATCATGAACACCTACATGGGTGCTACCAAGGCATTGGCTACATATCCGCCACCATTTAATTTTATTGCAGCCGCTGCCACTGTGGCTATGGGTCTAGCACAGGTGTCAGCAATCCGCAGTCAAAGTTACAGTGGTCGTGCTCTTGGTGGACCAGTTATGGGTGGCAACCCATACATTGTTGGTGAGAATGGTCCAGAACTGTTCACACCCAATACCACTGGTAGCATAACTAGAAATGACCAACTAGGCATGGGTGGTGTTACTAACATTAACTTTACCATACAGGCCAACGATGCACAAGGTTTTGATGATCTATTGGTACAACGCAGAGGCATGATCACACAAATGGTCAGCGATGCTATGGTTGAAAGAGGACAAAGGGCACTATAATGAGTGGAACATTACCAACATCACCAGCTTTTGAAGCTGTAAATTTTAAAATCAACACTCCCATGTTGACCAGTGAAACACTCAGCGGCATTCGTCGCAGAGTTGGCATGGGACACAGTTTTTACACATTCACTGCCAAATACGGCAATGTCACAGCCTATAACATTGGGCCTATCAATGCTTTCTTTGCCAGTCAATATGGCGCACTAGACAGCTTTCAAGTTGTTATTCCAGAGATCAGTTACAGCAAGAGCACTAATCCTCCTAGCACTGTACCACAGACATCAGCTAACCTAGCTCGTGGTGCTAATAGTATTGCATTGGCCAATTGTGGTAATACCAAAACAGTGTTGCTAGAAGGTGATTTCTTTTGTTTTATTCATCCAAGTACACCAACACAAAACTATACCAAGGTCTACATGTGTGTAGAAGATTGTGTCAGCAATAGTTCAGGTGCTGCCACACTGTATTTTAGTGCCAGTGCAGTTGAAGCAATACCCAGTGGTACTAATGTTAAGATCACAGAAGTACCATTTACTGTAATACAAGATGGTGATGTACAAGAATATTCAGTAAGCGCAGGTGGTGTTAGTACTTTACAGATTGATCTTAGAGAAGTTTGGGGAACAGCAGTCTAATGAAAACCTACGCAAATGATCTTCGTGACGAATTTCTTAGAGGTAAGAGCATTGCTGTTGACCTCGTTGAATTATATCTATTGAGTCAAGATGATGTCACTGCGGACACTGTGAGATTATGCACAGGTGGGTTTAACATTGACTACAACAGCAACACCTACACAGCGCAAGGTGATTTTATTGGCTTTAGCACTGTGAGCGAAGACTTTGATGTCAAGGTTGGCAAGTTTTCAATCTATCTAAGTGGTGTTGACAACACATTGGTCAACAAGTTTACTAGAACACATTATGAAGGACGCCGTGTGGTCATACGCAAGGCTTTCTTAGATTTCCAACCAATGACATTAAACATCATAGACCAACCAATGATAATCTTTGATGGTACTATCTACAATGTCAGCATAACTGAATCAGCAGTGACTTGCTCAATCACAGTTGAATGTTCAACACTATGGGCAGACTTTGAACGCACCAATGGGCGTAAGACCAACAATGGCAGCAATTGGTTGTTTCAAGGTGCTGTCACTGACACTGCTTTTGAAAAGTCAGGTTATGTAGGCAACACAGAATTTAAATGGGGCAAACTATGATAGTGCGTAAAATGCAACCCCAAGAGTTAGAAGCCACTGTAATTTGTTTCAACTATTACAGAGATGAAGCCATTGAGGTCATGCCCCGCATAGCGGAAGAATATAACGAAAACAGCATGGTCCAAACTATTCGTGGTTATGCCATCAAGAATGAATTTTGTTGGTTCAATGCCTATGAGGGGCAACGAGTAGTAGGCTTCATTGGCGGCTATGTTACTGATTGTCCTTGGAATCAAGAAATAATCACAGCCAACATTGGCTTTGTCTATCTACTGCCCACACATCGTGGCTTAGAAAACTTCAAACAGTTAATGAATGAATTTACTGCTTGGGCAAAAGTTTACAAAGCAACAGAAATCACAGCAGGCGATATAGGCATCAATGTAGAGCGTAGTCGTACACTCTACCAACATCTAGGATTCAAAGAAATCCTTCTTATGACTAAGGATCTAGACAATGAGTAAGGTTTTTAAAGCTGTTGGCAATGCTATTAGCGGAGTTGTCAAAGCTGTTGGCAACATTGTCAGTGGCGTAGTCAAAGCTATTGGCAAGGTTGTAACTGCTGTTGTAAACTTTGTAGCCAGTCCTTTTATGAGTTTATTTGGTGTGCCAGATGCACCAGGTGCTACTCAAGAAGCAGAAAGACAACAGGGTGTACTAGTACAACGCCAAGGCTCAAATGTCAACTTACCATTGATCTATGGCTATCGTCGTGCGGCTGGTATTGTGGTCTATGCAGAAACAGGTGCAGACAACAACAAATATCTTTGGGTAGCCTATGCTATGTGTGAAGGTGTTGTTGAAGGTCTACATCAATTGTTTATTGATGACAATCAATTGCCTAGTTCAATTGTAGGTCGCCTAAACGCAGGTGAAACTGTGGACATCACAGAAGGTCGCTTCAAAGACCGTGTGCGTTTACAATGGTATCCAGGTGCTTACTATCAAGGTTCACCACAAACAACAGGCATTGGTGCCAACAGTATATTAAAAGATAGTCCTAGTTGGAAGGCAACCAATTACTATAATGGTGTGGCTGTGCTGTTTGCTCGCTATGAGTGGAAAGCCATTACCACACAAGAAGAAGCTGATAATAATCCATTCTCAGGCAACATACCTACTGTCTATGCTGACATCTTGGGCAAGCGTGTGGCCAGTTTGACCATTGCTGATCCAAGTCAATATACTTGGGACACAGCACCTATACGCTACAGTACTAACCCAGCAGAATGTTTACTAGATTACCTGCGTAGACCTACTTATGGTAAAGGTTTAGTCAACGGTGACATTGACTGGGACAGTTTTAAAACAGCCGCAGCCAAATGCAACACCAGTGTTACCTATATAACAGGTGTTACAGGTCCTATATTGACTCTAAACTATGTGGTAGATACTAGCCAAACTATTTTCAACAATGTCAAAACCATGTTGACCAACTTTCGTGCCTATTTGCCTTATGTACAGGGCAAATACAAACTTAAGATTGAAGATGCTGGCAACCCTAATGACATTACCAGTGGGGCAGCTACTGTGTATGGCACTACCTTTGACAAAGATTCAATTGTTGGTGACATAACCTACACAGGTATTGATCGCAGTAGCAAATACAACCAAGTTGTGGTAACCTATGTTGATCCAGACAACAAGTGGAGTAACCAACAGGTAGTTTACCCAGAAAACGAAGTTGATCGTCAAACTTATATTACACAAGATGGCGGTCGTGAATACAAAGGTGAATTTACCTTTGGTGGTATTACCAATTATGCCATTGCCAAAGACATGGCTAGATTGATTTGGTACAAGAGCCGTTTCCAAGATACCTGTAGTTTCAAAATGGACGGTCATGGCTTTGAACTAGAGCCAGGTGACAATATCTATATCAACAGCACAGTTCTGCAGTTTGGTAATGATCCTAATGCAGGTGCTATTCCTTGGCGTATTGTCAGTATCAAACTGAACAATGACTACACATTTGATGTAGGCTGTGTACGCAATCCTGATTTCATGTATCCCTATACTCGTGTAGGTGAAATTGATCTAGTGCTACCGCCTTACATTCCCAAAGGTGCCAGCATTCAATTTCCAAGAACTGTGCGTGTGGCACTAGGACTAAAACCTCCAACTCGTGCCACAGCCACAGATGGATATGGTGGTAGTGGATCACATCCTGCACCCACAGATCCTACAGGAGCTGGAGGTGGTGGTAATGGCGGTAGTGGAAATGCCACAAGCCCAAATACTCCGCCAACTCCTCCACCAGTAATTGCACCCTTAACATCAGTTATTAGAATTGACAGTGCAACCTATACTGTAGAAAATGGTCAAATCTATGCAACTTTAGAATTTGCACAGCCAGATCACGCACAGTACAATGGTACTATGTTTTACTTCAAACGCAATATCTCAACAGATACCTATTGGCGCACTTATGATTCAGGGCAAAAGCCGGGAGCAAATCGTACAGTCAGCATCAAGATAGGACCTCTGTTGAGTGCGCCCTACAGTCTCAAAAGTCGTGTCTATTACACCACAGGCGAGTCTAGCACAGTAGTTGGTACCAGCACACTTAATGTAGTGGCTAATACCAATGAAAATCCTGTAGACTACAGTGAAACAGCAGTCAGTGGTTGGACACTGCCAACTACGCCTCCACCTAACCCAAGAAATACATTCTGGGCTACAGTATCAGCACTGCCATTGTTAACTTCTGGACAGCCTACTAATCCTAGGACCATGCAGGTTACTCTACAACAAGATATTGCAGTGCGTGGTATCAATGGCTATGTTGCTGGCGCTAAGATTTACTACAAGAGCAGTTCAGCAACCTATTGGAGCGAAAGCAGTTATACATTTACACAGCCCTATGTAGAAGGTATTGCACAGACATTTACTCTGCCATTTACATTAGGTGTACCAACTTATCCTAGTGCTCCTGGTACTGCTGACAACTTTGATTTTATATTCCGTGCTGTGTACATTGATGGTACACAGAGCACTTACCAATATAGAATTATGAATGTCAATGTAGAACAAAGTTCATTGGGTTCATATGTATTCAATCCATTTACAGAAAGATTGCCTGCGGCACAGGGTCAAGAATTAGCCACTGCTTTTGAATTTACCACTGTGGCCAATGCGCCACCTGGATCAGTAATTGATCCTAGAGACATGACCATAGGTCTGTTAAACATTCAAGAGCGTTTACCTTCAGGCACACAGCAGATGCGTGTGTTTATCAATCCACCAAATGCTGCCAATTTGCCTACTTGGTATGGTGTTAGAATCTACAAGCGTCCTGTTAGTCCTGGTGCAAATCCTGCATTTACACACCAAGACATTTCACCTATTGTTGCTGGCACAGGTGGCGAGTGGAGTTTTGCCTTTAACTGGACATTTGATCAAGAACAAGAATTGGTCATTGTGCCTTTAGTTGAATACAATGGTCGCGTAGAAGCAAGAAGTGCATGGTTTGGTTCAGGACTAATACACAACAGAACCACTGCCGCTGATTATCCCAGCACTCTTAATTGGCTCAGCAGATTCAACATGGTGTTAATGGACACACAGTTAGCATTGAACAAATTAAACGCTGTATTTCCACAAGCTGATCCTACAGTACAGGTCACAGTATGGGATCGCCAACAGTTAGATCTAGGTAATACACTGACTGCTAACCAATGGTACTACAAGTTAACCTACAGTCATCAACACATTACCAGTTTCCAAGAACTGCATATCTATAGACGCAGTCGTTTGGCTTCAGCACAACCATCAGGCACTAGCCAGTTTTGGGGTGTTGGTCGTTGGGAAAAGGTCACAGTTACTACCACAGCACCATCAGGCACTGTCACAGTAAATCTACGCCCAAGTATTGCCTATACTGAGTTTGCTACCTATAATGGCAATCCTAGTGGCACACCTGGACCACTAATCAATACGCAATTTACAACCAATAAACCCGTGTGGCCTTTTACCACAGGTACCAGCGTTGATGAATTTCTATTGGTGGTCAAAGCAGGTGGCACAGTCAGTGCCAAAGCCATACTGTTGCCTAGCATACAGCGACAACCATTGACCAGCAGAGTAGATGGCTTGAATCCCAACAGACCTACCACTGTTACTGTTGCGGACTACAATAATTACACTGCCAGTTGGCTACGCAATGTATCAGAAGCTCGTGCTCCTGTAGATTCTGCCAATTTATTAATCAATAATCTCACAGCAGGTTCTAACCCAGTGCCTGTGGTTATACCCGCTATCGTATAAGGAACAGCCATGGCATTACCAGCAATCAACGGACTACTAGACGCAGAACTAAATCAGGTTTTCCCTAGTAACACGGGTACTTGGAATGACCTTAGTGGCACCACATGGGCCAACTGGAATCAATGGATTACCAAACCCAGCAACCCTATGACTTGGCTTGCTGATATCTTAGATTTAGGCGCAGTTAAGACAGTTAACCTCAAGATAACAACAGATGCCAATGGTTTAGTTGCATATGATGTCTATACCAGTTCAACAGGCGCATTTGCTGGTGAAGAAGCACTGACCACTATTGCACAGGGTGCTACAGGTGTGGCCAGCTTTACATGCCAATATATTGCTGTGGTAGTCAAGGTCACACAGACGCAGGGTTTGAACACACTCAATGCAGTTGAACTCAAGGCCAATGACAGCAGAGTCAATATCTTATTAAAAGATATTTCAACCAGCACACTCACAGGTACTAATTCAGCTAGACAGTTGGTGTTGCCTAGAACTGTCAGTGGCATTGTTGACATGATCATAACGCCGCATCAAACCAGTAGTCCATATACACTAGATCTATATGTCAGTTCAACACA